AGTTGCCGTGTATGTACGCCATGCTGAGACTGTCGGTTTGGATGGGTCCCACGGAGGACGATCAGGACCACGCAAATCCTGCCACTCTGAGGCAGGCAGATAGGTAACAAGCTCTGCGCTCCATCCTGCATCAGTCTGCGCCCGGAACACCCCGCCCAACACTCGCGGGGTAATCGCTATCTGCGGATATGCACGCTCGACAACTAGATTGACCTCATCGACCATCCCGAGTGTGAGCAAGTCACGCATATCATCGTCAGTTTGCGGTCTGATCGTTCCCGGTGCGATCTGTATAGATGCGCCCTTGCGATCCTGTAGAACTGCGTTTACCCATACATCAGCATCAGGTACGGGTTGCTGCCTGTGCAGCAAAATGTCTCCATACAGATCGCGGGCGGGCGGATTGATTGCCTCAACTGAGACAGGGTTATCCGGGTCATACCCTACAACGTCATAACCCTTGACCCGCGTAAACACACCCTGCATAGATGCGCCAGATAGCAGAGTTTCCAACCCCTGCCCTGCTAGCCCACCAATCTGTATGCCCAATGATCGTGGCTTACCGAATGACCTGAAACGCACGATATTGAGACGATCCAGCCACACGGCATACAACGCATCATATGCGCTCGTCGTGATCTGCGCCCATAGGCTCGTCTCTCGCGGGATTACAGGACCAACGGGCGGATCAAAGTCATCCCCTAGACCTGAGCCATACGAATACAACCGTGCAACCTCATCCGCTGAGAGCAAGCGATCATATACGATTGGCTCGTCAACATATCCGCCCCACCCTATCCAGTTTGATAGCGTCGGGGTAGCAAGCGCCAGCGTGCAAGGTCCAGCCTTTGCCTCCTGCACCCATTCAGCACTAAACCCGATTGCGTCAACCCCATCAATGAACAGACCTAAACCCGCTGCCGACTCTTGCAGCGTAATCATGTGTGACAAGGTATCAACTGGTACAGGGTAAAGCGACTCTAAGCGGTATACCCCCGGTTCTGACAGCTTGCCAATGCGGATCATGCCATCTGACTCAATCCACATCTGTATATCGCCAAACCCGACTAGCTCCCCGCCATAGTTGTTTACCAGCGGACCCCTAGGGCTAGTGGTCTTTGCTTCACGAATGAGCGTGTCATCCCACCTAAGCCAGAACGTCAACGACCATTGCGGTAGGTTCCACGTCGGGAGGTTTACGCTGCCAAACCCATCCACCCACACGCTTTTGTTGGCATCAGCAACAAGCGTAGGCTTTTGCATCTGAGGGACAGTACCCTCGCCAGAGTAGTAACCTGACAATCCCGCTGCCCAATCTCGAATGGGATCAGTCGCTAGCTTCTCATTGAGACGATACCAGCGGAAGGGACGCAACTCCCGCACGATTGCAGCCCAATCGCGGTAACTCTCAACCTTGATGATGTTCTGTAAACCTGCCAGCTTAGTAAGGTAGTCAGCCCTAGCTCGTAGCGTTGTCGGCATATTTACGTCGGTATCCAGACCCGCAGGCAACACCGCAGCTACCATCATCTGAACGCCATCCGACCCACGCACCGCACCCTGCTTGGATGCTAGGTCATATTCAATCTCGTCTATGTATCCTGTGCGTACCGTCCATGCTTCCTCATCAGTAGGCTTGAACAGGATACGAAACGGATGACCCGGTTTGAGTAGATCAGCATAATCCGATATGCCATTCAACGGGTCTAGCTTACGCTGCGGATCGTATGTTTTGATGTTCCACTTGCTTGCAGCAGGAACAGTCAACATACCCTGCGGATCGTCTGCGCCCCACTTTACCTCTGCGGTCAGGCTTTCCGGGGTTACATCATACCAACCCGGATCATTGCCCCAAAACATTGTGGTGCCGTCCCACGTTGTCGCGGCAATATCCCAACGAGCAGTTGAGGGACCATACCCACCTGTGCCATATATCTCAATGGCAATGCTTCCGATTGCAGGAAGCGGGGGGAGGGTGGGAATAGGCATCTAAACTGTTTGCCCCAAACAGTTAGGAACGACCGGGAGCAAAGATGCTGCCCGCGCCATTGTGTCGCGTGTAATCACGCAATGCCTTTGTGACCTTTGCCTCAATCACAGCAGGATCGCCATAGATATTGATTGTCAATCCGCCCTGATTACGACCCGCTCGATATTGCTCTGTCGCGTATGCGCTCACGCCTGCAACGCTCCCGGCAGCCTGACCCCCGATTATCTCCTGAGCTTCTCTAAACGGGTTTAGGTCAATCTCTTTGAGCTTAGTGATCGCGCTATCAAGCGGATGCATCAGATCGCGCAACTTATCCATCAGTCGCTGAATAGCATCAATGGCATCACCAATGACACCCGCAACCCTAGCAACAACGCTCACCATTGCAGACAGCAAATCAAGCACCGGGGGGAGTACGGTAGCTGCAATCTCTAGCAGGCTTGCAATCAGCGGCTTTAGCTCTGCGCCTAGCTTTTCCAGCGATGGAGTCAGCGCCCCGCCAACTTCCTCCTGTAGCTCGCCAAACGCAATCTTTGCTTTCAGTCCCGCCGCAGACGATGACTCACCATATGTTTCCGCTGCCCCTGCGGATAGCTCCATCGCTTTGGTGATCGTATCTTGCGCTGATGCAGTCTCACCCAATCCGGGCAGCATCCGCTTTAGAGTTAGGTCCTCACCCGCTGCGGCTTTAGCAACTGCATCCGCCGCAGACTCTAATGACGTGCCAGAGACACGCGCTATGTCCTGAGCAACAGTCAGCAAATCAAGGGTAGCTGTCGTATCCTTTGTTGCAGTCTGCAACGAAAGTATTGCCTTGCGCGTCTCTGTATCTGTAAATGCTAGTCTCTGCGATGCTGAGATTGCATCGTCAACCGCCTGCGCTTGGTAGTCGGACTCAAAGCCAACTGCGCTCATTGCGTCAGCGAAAATCTGTTCCTCTGCGGCAGCATCCTTAGCAGCTTTACCTGTGTTAACGGTAATCTCTGCTAGCTTCTTTGCTGCCTCTGTCGCAAACGCAACCTTTGGCGGAAGCGTGATCCCAACGTGATCGCCAAACAGTGAAACGTCTTTCCCCGCTTGATGCAGGGATGCACTCAACCCGGAAGCATCGCCAACGATGCGAACATCAATCGGAGCGACCATCAGCTAGCCCGCCTCCGTCGTCCAGCAGTCCGCGAAACGGTACGCCTCTGATGAAGACGTGTGACCGCTGCAACTTCCTCCATCGTCATCCCCTTAGCTTCCTCCGAGGAGACGCCCGCCAGCTTGGCTACTCCAACGACTGTCTCAGCGCGCTTGCGTGCCCGCTCGTCATCTACAGGATCGCCAATAACCTCTAGCTGATAGGTGCAGACTTCCTCAAACGTCAGGTCAGACTCAACGCGCCTAGCAACTACCCACGCAACCGCCATCATCAGGAGTGCTTTCTGACGTAGCTTGCCAGACTCCATGACGCGAACAAACTCGCTAGACGGAATGCCGCTCGCATCCATAATGTCTAGCGCTTCCAACAGAGTTAGCGATCCGGGGTGTATGTCACTGACCCGCAGGATTAGCTTCCTGCGGGGAGTGCTTGCGATCAGATCACTAACGACTAAATCCGGCTTTTCTGATTGCGTCATCCGTTACCTTCTCAAACGGTTCCGTCAGAGCTTCCGGGTGTGAGTCTATCGCCTTACCGATGGCATGAGTAGGAGCAACGTAAACCGTGCCGTACTCCTGATATGGCGAGTAGTCAACAAGGTTCAAGAATGACTCTCCCCCTGCCATCCATCCCCCACGCATGACACCTGTGAAAACACGAGTACCCGCCTCCACATATGGAAGCAACGCTAACGCTGCCTGATGACTACCCTCTGAAACGTTGACATTATCGGCACGCTGTAGGGCTGTAACGTTCTCCTGAACACCTGTTACCGTAACGTCAACGTCCACTGTTTGCCCCAAACAGTTTAGGCGGCAGCAGCGCCTGTGCTCAGTGTTGGCTTTGCGAGGAAGGGGAGCGTGACCTCAAACTCCGCAAATGTGGAAACTTCCCCGCCATACTGAACAGGGATCAGCGTGACCTGTCCCTCAACCTGCGGAGTCTCCGCGCCTGCCGTTGCCGTTGCCCCAAACGCATTGAGTACCACGTCGGCAATCTCGCCTGCGTTGTCCCATAGATAGCGCGCCAACCCGGTTGAGGAATAGTCCTGACCAGCGCGCATGACAAGGGAATACGTCTCGGCCTCTGCGTTGCTAGCAACGCTTCCATCCAGCGTGGGATACTCCACCACGTCACCGGCCTCAACCTCAACGTGAACGTCTGCCGCGTCCCCCTGAAACTCAGATGCAGTCCCGCCGCTGATCGTCAGCGAAAACTTGGCGGTTTTCATGAACAGGATTGTTGCCACCCTCAAACCTCCATTCGCGTTTCGATGATGCCGCGTGCGGCAAGAAACCTGTTACCCCCGCCCATGTCTACCGATGCGGGACGATGCCATTCCACATGCGACCAGTTAGGCAAACCGTCAATCGCCTTGTTGACGCTTACCACCAATGCTTCTAACTCGTCGTATGTCGCTCCTAAGTCAGTCTTACCCGCGACAGCCCAAACCTCCCACGACTGCAAGCGGGACCCGTTGAGTTGTCCTGTCGGATGCACCCACGGCTCACCCGGAAAGATGCGAGCGCATGGAGTAGTAAACGCACCCCACCCATAATACGCACGAATGCCCGCAGCCTCTAGTGCTGCGAGCAACCCTGTACGGGTATCGGTCAGGCTCATCCGATGCCGGGACCATTAGAGTAGCGGTCAATGACAGGACGGACGCTATCGAGATAGTCCCGCGCTAAGCGGATCGCATTCCCCTCTATGTCATTGAACCCCGTTATACCGAAGGGTGCCTCCCTCCGCTTGAACGCCTCGCCACCCGCCATCGTCGCAGCAGTCTTTAGCTCTGCCGGGATGGGATCAAGGATGATGGCTCCGTTGAGCCTGACGTTGATCCCCTCGTTGACAGCAGCAGCACAAGCTATCGCCCATGCTGTCTCATCCGCAGATGGAGACTTAATGCCAACGTAGGCTAGGATCGCGTCAGGCTCAACGAATGGCTCCATCAGGGAACCGTTGTCTCCTCCTCATCCTCCGGCTCTGCCGCGTCGCCCTCATCCTCGTCTGCGTCGTCGTCGGCATCTGCCTTGGTCTTGGTCTGCTCACCCACATCATTCGACGTGACGCGCTCAGAGATTGTTGTTTCCTGCTCGTCCATGTGTCGCTTCCCTTTCGATAGCTCTAACTGTTTGGGTCAAACAACTTTCAGACGTTGGTGTAGGTGTACCTGCGAACACCCTTGGGCTGCAAGACTGCGAACCCAAAGTATTGCATGACCGCGAATACAACCGACTGCGGACCTTCGCGCTCCATCAAGCGCACATCAAGGATCGTCCCCACCCACTGACGAGCATCGTTGCGACGTGCAACAATCTCATTGAGTGCCGATAGGAGCGCCCATGCAGGCTCAACCGTCGTCCCTGCGATGATGCCGCGCTGAAAACCCGGTCCCTGTGGAGTGCCAAGTGCGTTGTTGGGGTTAACGTAGGCAAGCAACGGACGACCGTTGCCATCCTCACCCGCAACGAGACTGTTCCAATCCGTCGTATTGACGAATACACCTTCTGCCGGAAGAAAGCGAGCGTTGACCCCACCCGCTGCATCACCCGCATAGAACTTGCTCAATATCTGAGCAATCCCCCGATGCAGGTCTGCGCCTGACTGCGCAGGAGTTGTCCCTGCCGTATCCGCGATGGCACCCGATGACGTGAGCGCTTCCAGCACAAGCGCAATCTCACGCTCCGTGTCCCGCATCAACAACTCGCGGAGTTGGGTCCCGATGATAACATCCGTTCCGGGGGACGCTCCATCTACTGCCTGACGCGAGACGACCGACTCCCCGCCAATCGTCTTTGGCGTAAGGGTAATCGGGTCCGTAGAAACATCCACGTTGGACAATGCAGCGTTTTCTGCCGACTGAACCCCAGTGTCCCCCGTCTGCGTTCCGAATGCCGGAACAATGATCGGGGTTGGTGCAGTAATCGGAGTTGACGCAAAGAACGCGCCAAGCGGTCCCTGCATCGCCACATCAGGGACATACAGATCAGGGTAATACCCCGTAGGGTACGCACCCGCCAGATCGCCCGAGTCAACCGCCCTACTGGCAAGCTGCGATGCCAGATCGGTTACGAGTGCCCGATGGCGACCCATGCGCTCTGCGGCGGCAGAGTCCCGCGATTGCGCCATCATATCTGCGAAGTAGCTACGACCCGTCCCCGGACCATAGATCGTCTCAGACCGCGTGACCATCGCGGGGGTGCGACCCTGCGGGAGTGAGAGCCGCTCTATCTCTGCGCGACGTGCCTCTGCCTGACTTGACGTGATGAGCGCTCCAATATTGGACAGGCGAGTGTCGAGCGTCGTAAGCTCGTCTATCTCGCCCTGATCAAGTGCGCGATCCTCAGCTTCCGCAAGCTGCCGGATCGTCGATTGTCGCTGAGTGAGCGCGTCCCTACGCTCTGTCAGCGCTGCCACAGACAAGGGCGGCATGGTCCTAGACCCTCCTACGCTTCTGAGCGCAACTCGCGCCTCACGATATGCAGGGGCATAACTCCCCGCGATACCCGCGAGTCTGACACCCGCGTAATGCTCAATCACCCCGTCCCGCATCCGTCGATGACGACCGGGCACAAACTCCACTGAGACGCCATTGATACCGGACCGTATCTCGCTGCGCGTCTCTACAGCAGCGGGAACATCCAGAAACTCACCAGCAAAGTGTAGTCCGTCGTTGCGTTCTTCCAGATGTACGACCACTCCGACCGGAACACCACCATTCTCACCATGCCGGTTGAGATACGCGAGCCTTTCGCCAGAGCGGATTTGATCGCTGAACGCACCACGGATAAAACGCTCTCGACCATAGATCACGTCTATCGTCTGATTGAATGGGATGGCTAGTCCCTCAAACCTACCGGGCTGTCCCTCAACCTCCCGCAACTCGACAGTGCCAAGTTGGGTATTCTGACTGTTTGGGCCAAACAGCCTAGACGGCATTTGCTACCCCTTCCGACTGTGCTTCCTGCGCATCTGCCTGAGCCTCTAGCACATCTGCGCCTGCCTCTGACTTTTCAACCGTAGCCTCTGCCATCCGGTCAATGTCGGCATTTGCAGACATACCCTCTAGGCGTCGAACCTCACCGGGCATAATCCACGGCTTCTGACCTAGCGCCATCATCCATGAACGGAAGCGAGCCTCTTGACCGGCACGAGTCAAGCGGCTCATATCGACCCGCATCATGTTGGGGTCAGGTAGCAGATCGCTAATGCAATCCTCGATAGGATCAACAAACCCACTGAGCGTGTATCGCTCCAAGCTCAGGCTTTCGTCATTGAGGTTTGCATATGTTTGAGACGAGCCACCAATCGGCACGTTGATGTATCGCGCCGGAACCCCAAACAGGTTGGCTACCTCAATCGCAATCTCGCGCTTGGCTTCTACCGCAGCTTGCCCGGATACGTCTGCACCCCACGGCTCAGCTTTCGCACCCTTACCCATGACTGCGGGAAAGTCAGGACCCTTGACCCTACGCTGTCGCCAGCGCTCCCCGATAGCGTCAGCCTGTGTATTGGTCAGGTCTTGCTCAGTCGTGATAACCGTTGTCGGTGATCCCCCACCTTGCCAATACTTTGCTCCGTATGCGTCCGCAGCAAAGCTACTCATCAACACCTGTCGAGAGAGGTTGAGGATACCGACAAGGTGGGGAGGTATACCGGGCCAGAACACAGAGCGCAACGGAATAACAAACTCGGCGCTAACCGGATCAGCGATCCCACCAATCTGATATGAGGTTGGCGGGAACACCCCGTAAGGGTCCACATACCCTGACGGGCGGATTGACTGCGGGGGCAGAGGTATAAGCGAGCCGGGTACTCCCTCGTCGTCAACCCCACCTGTCATGTAGACGTAGCACACGTCATAGAGCGCCATCGTTGCGATAGCTCGCCATGCCCACTCACGCCGGGTCATGAGACGTGCAGGACGATCAACTAGCGGATGATTGGGTACCCGCTCATCATCCGCCCATTGAGTCCACGGTGATCCTGCAATCCCGTTCGCAATCAAGGTCACGCACCGGCGTACCGCCGCGATGCCTGCCGCCTCGACCACAGTCATAGGGGCAATCATCGGAGTCTGTACCGTCGTGTAAACAACGGGAGACGCGACAGGCACAGGGGGCACCTGCGTCTGCCGCGTCTCGACCTTCCG